GTGGCGAGCCGCTGGCGCCGGCAACCTCAGTGCCGGTGGACCTGCTGGCCGGCCATGTCCTGCCCGAGGGGCTGCTTGCCGGCGCCGGGCTGCGCCTTTGCGCTACCGATGGCACCAACAAGGTTTTCACTTGGATTTCGCCCGGCACTAGCACTCACCTGAACGATAGCCTGCGCTGCTGGACGGGGAATGTTGACCTGACCGGCCTGAACGCCGGGCCTGTGGCAATCCATTGGTCGTTCTTCCCCCATTTCGGGGAGCCGCGCCATTCTTCGGGCACGGATCCCGAGACAACGGCGGCCGCGACGCTGCATCCGGGCGCCAACACGAACGACGCGGGTTTTGGCGCGCGTGCCGAGACGCCGCTGATGATCGGCTATGACCCCCTTGGCGCGCGCTATGGCTACACGACGCTTGGCGGCACTTACTGGCGCTATGTCTGCATCCCCGTTGACCCGGCGGGCACGGCGGCGACGCCGGGAACAAGGGCGGCGGCAGAGGCCGTCATCGGCCTTGGCAACACGGAAGCGGCTGCGCGAGCGGCGGCGCTGGCGCTTCCACTGGCAAACCGCGTCAGCAACAGCAGCGCGGCGCTGACGGCGCTGGCGCGGCTGGCGCGCAACCTCTCGGCCGCGAATGGCTCGCCGGGCGTCACCAACTCGGCGGGCGGCATGTCCATCTTCTTCGTCAATGGCGTCCATGTCATGGGCACGGCGGCAGTCTCGGGCTCGCCCGGCGCGGGCGAAATCTGGCCCATCATCGAGGGCAGCAGCAAGGCGGCCTGCACGGTGCGCTCGGCGCTGTCGGGCACCAACCAGCTTGCCTATGCAAACCGCGCCCTGTTCAGGAACATGCGGATTGAGCCGGGGCCGGGCTCGCTGAACTGCGCCCGCGCGTGGTTCCACAATGTCGATCTGGCAGACCAGGCCGGCCAGACGCCCTCGACGCAGCACACAACTGCTGCGCTGCCGGCAGACCTTGTGCGGTTCTACTACACGGGCAACACGACCATCACGATGGCGAGCCTCTCCTTTGCTCTCGCCAACAATGTGGCCGGGCTCTACCGCAATGTCAGCTTCACGCGCCAGCTTGCGGGCGTGGTCAATATCAACTGCACCCGGACGGCCTCAATCAACCTGACGCCGTTCATCGCTTACAGCCTCACCGCCGGTTCCTCCAACGCCTGTTTCGAGGATGTGGTCATCTGGAACGCTGATGTTCGGGGCTCGACGGGTGGCAGCGTTTTCGGCTTCAGCCTGCCGACCTACACGGGCGGCGACGGGCGCCTGAAGATGGTGCGCCACATGGTGGTCAACTCGGTATTCGAGCATATCGGGGCGACCGACGCGCCGGCATGGCAGATTGGCGAAAACAACAGCACGCAGCTTGATGTTGCCGGCCTGATTCTGGAGGGCAACACGGTCGTGGGCGACCGGGTGAACGACTGCTACAATGAACCGGCGCCTGGCGACCTGGCAGGCACCTTCAGCCGGTTCAACAGCTACTCTTTCGTTCGCCGGGCCAACAACTATTTCGACCGCATCGCTGGCAAGCATGACCTGTTCTTTGACAGCACCGTTTCGTCGCTACGGGCCGGGCTTGGCGCGGATGATGGCAACCGGGGCCGGCGCGGGCACCTGACGCAGGGCTGGCAGGTAATGTTCGGGCACCTGAACGAAGGGAATGTCGAGGCCAACCGCGTCACCTGGGGCCTTGGCGGCAGCGGCGGCAGCGGCGTGGAGGTGTATGGGCTTCGCGCGGTGCTGGCGCCAAATCAGGACCCGGCCTCCAACGCCTCGTGGCAATTCTTTGCCGACAACCGCAGCCGGCTTGGGGCGGATACGGGCTTTGGCAACTACCGCCCGACCGCGCTGGCGCCGTTCCTGACGGCCTGCCGCAATGCGCTGATCGACACAGACAGAACGGGACTGGCGCGCAATCCCGCCGGCTTTGCGACCGGCGCGCTGGAGAGGGTGTGATGGTGGGAGGAGAGCCCTGCCGCGGCGATGCCGCCGATCGCGCCCGCTTCCTGGAGGAGCTGGACCGCAGCGAGGGGCTGCGCCGGGTGCGCGCGGCTGTCTCGGGCGGCGGCGCGGACGCCTGCGAGGCCTGTGGCGCGGAGATCCCGGCCGCGCGCCGCGCCGCGCTGCCATCCGCCCGCATGTGCATCAGCTGTGCCGAGCGGACGGAGAGGGCCCGGCGAGGCGGCGTCAACCCAGAGGAGAGCCCGCTTGCCGCCCGTTGACCCCTCCACCGCGCTGATCGTCTCGATGGTCAGCAACCTGATCTCGGTCGCGCTCGCGATCTTCGTGGCGTGGCGCAACCGTGCCTGGCGGGACATCGATGCGCGGGTGAAGTCGGCCGAAAAGATGGAGGGGCGGGTGGACAATCTGGAAACCGAGGTCGTCGCGCTGGCAGCGCAGATGCAGGGCGTGCCGCGCCTTTCCGACTTCGAGGCGCTGAAGAGCGACCTGCGCGCCTTCGCGCGCGACATCCACAAGGTGGAGGCCGGCGTGAAGCGCATCGAGGACTTCCTGCTTGAGGGGGCGAAGCGGTGAGCGGCTATAGCGAGCACCTGGCGGAGATCGCGCGCCTCGCGCTGCTGACCGCGCTGGCGGATGCGCCGGGCTACACCCTCAATTCGGTGATGGCGCACACCGTGCTTTCGGGCGCGGGCCTGCCGCTGTCGCGCGACCGGGTGGCCACCGAGATCGCCTGGCTGGCCGAGCAGGGCCTGCTGACCGCCCGCGCGCAGGGCCAGTGGACCGTGGCGGAACTGACGACGCGCGGCCTCGATGTGGCGCAGGGCCTCTCGACGGTGCCGGGCGTGGCCCGGCCCGAGCCGGGCGCCCGGCCGTGAAGCGCCGCCGCCCGCCGGGGCCCCCGAAAGGCCCCCCGAAGCGCCCGGCCCTGCGGGTGGTGCGCCCCGGCGATCCGCCGCCCGCGCCGCGCCGCCACGAAGTGAAGAGCACGATCGACCGGCTGCCGCCCGCGGTGCGCGCGGAGCTGTGGCGGCTGCGCACGGAAGAAGGGCGCACGCACGGCGAAATCACCGCCTGGCTGAACGGGCAGGGCCACGCGGTGAGCAGCCGCGCGGTGGCGCGGCACCTCCACCAGCTGGAGCGCGACGTGGCGACGCGCGTGCGGATCGAAATGGCCCGGCTTTCCCCAACGCTGGCGTTCGCGCAGCAGTTCGCGGGCGCCGTGGTTTCGGCCGCGGCCGGGGCAGACCGGCAGGCTACGCTCGGCGCCCTGGCCGAGCTGCTGAAGACGCGGCTTGTGATGATGGCGCGGCAAGACCTGGAGCGCGCGACCCGTGCGGCGGCGGCGCCCGACGACACGCTGCCGGAAGGCGCGGGCGAGGCGGACGGCGCCGCCGGCGACGCGCTGCCCGACGAGCCGCTGCTTTCCATGAAAGAGCTGTTCGCGATGGCGCGCACCATCCAGACGCTGGAGCAGGCGCAGCGCACCGAGGCGCAGCGGCTGAGCGAGGCGGAAGAGCAGGAACGCCGCCGCCAGGAGCGCGAGCAGGCGGCCGCGCGGGTGGACGCTGTGGTGAAGAAGTCCCGGGGCCTCTCCGCGGAGACGGTCGCGGCCATTCGGCACGCGGTGCTTGGCGATGCCTGAGGCGGCGCTGGTGCTGGGCCTGACGGCGGCGCTCGGCTGGGGCGCGGCCGGCTGGGCGCTCGCCCGCCGCTGGCGCCGGGCCTATCTCTCCGCGCTGGAAGTGTTCGCCGGGCTGCTCCACGACGCGGGCGAGCCGGCGCACGAGGACCGGCCGGCGTGACGCCGCCGCCCGTGGAAGACGCGGCGGAGGCCCGGGAGGCGGCGGAAGCCACCTTCCGCGCGCTCCCGGCCGGCGAGCTGCTGCTGCCCTATCAGGCCGGGGTGAATGCCCGGCTGCGCGCGGGCGCGTCGCTGATCGCCATCGAGAAGAGCCGGCGGATCGGCCTCACCTGGGGCGTGGCCTCTGAGGCGGTGCTGCGCGCCGCCAGCACCCGCGCGGCCGGCGGCATGGACGTGTTCTACATGGGTTACGACCAGGAGATGGGCCGCGAGTTCATCGACACCTGCGCCATGTGGGCCCGCGCGCTGGGAATCGCCGCCAGCGACATTGAGGAGGAGCTGCTGGCCGACGAAGACGGCGACGTTGGCGCCTTCCGCATCCGCTTTGCCTCGGGCTTCAAGATCGTGGCGCTGCCCTCCGTGCCGCGCGCGCTGCGCGGCCGCCAGGGCCTGGTGATCCTCGACGAGGCCGCCTTCTACAAGAGCCTTGAAGAGGTGCTGAAGGCCGCGCTGGCGCTGCTGATGTGGGGCGGCCAGGTAGTGGTGATCTCGACGCACGATGGCGTCGACAACCCGTTCAACCGGCTGCTCGACGAGATCCGCAGCGGCTCGCGCCGGGGCGAGGTGATGACGATCACGCTGGCCGACGCGCTCGATGCCGGACTCTACGAGCGGATCGCGCTGGTGGCGCAGCAGCGCGGCCGGGCGCTCTCGCAAAGCCGGCAGGAATGGGAGGCCTCGATCCGCGACAGCTACGGCGACGCGGCGGAGGAAGAGCTGGACTGCGTGCCGCGCACCGGCGGCGGCTCGCTGATCAAGCCCGAGGATCTCGCGGCCTGCGAGCACCCCGAGGCCGGGCGCGGCGAGCTTTATGCCGGCGGGCTGTGCTTCGGGGGCGAGGATATCGCCCGCCGCCGCGACGGGCAGATCCAGTGGCTGTTCGAGCTGGTCGGCGACGTGCTGTGGCTGCGCGACCGGATCGAGACCGTGGGGGAGCCCTTCCACGAGCTGGCGGCGCGGCGCGCGGCGCTCTTCCGCGCCCGGCGCGTGGTGAAGTGGGGCATGGACCAGACGGGCATGGGGGAAGCCGTGGTGGAAGCCGAGCAGCTGCTGCACGGCAGCTACCGGATCGAAGGCTTCCTGCTGACCGGGCCGACGCGGCTGGATCTTGGCCTGTCGCTGGCGCAGCGGTTCGAGCGCGGGCTGATCCGCGTTCCGCCCGACCCGCTGATCCGTGCGGACCTGCGCGCCATCAAGCGCGCGTCGTCGGCCGGCGGCGGCGTGCGGCTGGTGAACGACGACAGCGTGCACGCGGACCGGTTCTGGGCGGCGGCGATCGCCTCGCGGCTGGCGGACGCCCCGCACGGCCCGGCGGCCTATCACCCGGTGCCGACCGGCCGCCGCACCCGCCCCGAGCCCGGCAATTTCATGCGGCCCGACCATAGCGGCGACCTGCGCCTGCCCGGCCGCCGGCGCTGAGGAGACAGACCGTGCCCAGCCTGCAAGACCGCCTGCGCGCCATCCTCCGCCTCGAGGCGCGGGCCCGCGCAACAGCCGCGCCTGCCGCCACCGTGCCGGCCGCCACCGTGCCGGCCGCCGCGCCGCCGCCGCCGCCATCCGCCCCTGCCGGCGCGCGCGGCCTTTCCGGCGGCGCGGTGCAGATCCTTTCAAGGGATATCGCGGCCGCCGCGTCGCGCAGCGGCCGCTCGATCATCACCACCGCGCAGGCCGACGGGCTGACGCCCGAGCGGCTGGCCATCCTGCTGCGCAACGCGGAGGCCGGCGACGCGATCGCGTTCCTGGAACTGGCGGAGGAAATGGAGGAGCGCGACCTGCACTATCTGGGGGTGCTGGGCACCCGCAAGCGGCAGGTCTCGCAGCTTCCCATCACGGTGGTGGCGGCAAGCGACGCGCCCGAGCATGTGGCCCACGCGGACTTCATCCGCGCCTGGCTCGACCGGCCGACGCTGGAGGCCGAGCTGTTCGACATCCTGGATGCGGTGGGGAAGGGGGTCAGCTTCACCGAGATCCTTTGGGACACGGGCGGCGAGCGCTGGCTGCCGCGCGCGCTCAAGCGGCGCGACCCGCGCTTCTTCGAGTGGGACCGCGAGACCGGCGAGATCCCGCTGCTGCGCGGCGGGGCGGACGGCCAGGCGGGCGGGCTGGGCGCGCCGCTGCCGCCGTTCAAGTTCATCACGCACCTGCACCCGGCCAAATCCGGCCTGCCGGTGCGCGCCGGGCTGGCGCGGCCGGTGGCCTGGGCCTTCATGGCGAAGAGCTTCAGCCTTTCCGACTGGTCGGCCTTCGCGGAGGTCTATGGCTGGCCCTTCCGGCTCGGCCGCTACGATCCCGGCACCAGCGCGGACGACATCGCAACGCTCATGCGCGCGGTGGCGGGAATGGGGGTGGACGCGGCGGCCGTCTTCCCGAAGTCGATGGAGATCGAGCTGGTCAACGGCCAGACGAGCGGCAGTGCGGAAGTCTACGAACGGCTGGTGCAGCTGCTCGACCGGCAGGTGAGCAAGGCCGTGCTGGGGCAGACGGCCACTACCGACGCCGACACCGGCGGGCTGGGCAGCGGGAAGGAGCACGGCGAAGTCCGCGCGGATATCGAGCGGGCAGACGCGAAGCTGCTGGCGGCCAGCCTGCAGCAGCAGCTGGTGATCCCGATGATCGCGTTCAACTTCGGGACGCAGCGCGCCTACCCGTCGCTCCGGATCGGGCAGGAAGAGCAGGTCGACCGGGCGGAAGAGGCCTCGATTCTCGCGCAACTGGTGCCGCTGGGGCTGGAGGTGGAGATGAGCGTGGTGCGCGATCGGCTGGGCTATCCCGACCCGCCGGCCGGCGCCGTGGTGCTGCGCGCGGCGCCACCCCCCGAAAATCGCCCGTTTCAGGGCCTTCCGGCGCCCGGAGGCCCGATGATGCCCGCCAGCACCGTTTCGCCGCTGTTAGGGGGTTCTTATCGCCTTCAATCGGCCTGTCCGTCTCATGGGGCCGGCGCAAACCCGCGCGGGGCGCTGCTGGCGGCCGCCGCGGCCATCGCCGGCGCCCTTGAGCAGGACCAGATCGACACCGCGGTGGCGGCGCTGCTGGCCGGCGAAACGCAGGCGCCGGACGCCCGCGCGCTGCTGGCGCCGATCGTCGAGCCGCTGGTGGAGGCGCTGGCCGCCGGCGCCAGCTTCGAGGAAGCCGCCGCCATCCTCGACGGCGCCGGCCGCGACACCGGAGACGAGGCGCTGGCCGCCGCGCTCGAGCGCGCCGTGATGGCCGCCCGCCTGGCAGGGCAGCACAATGGCTGAGCCCGGGGGCGAACCCGACGCCGCGCCGCCCGACATTCGCGGCGCGCTCGATCTGCCGCCGGAGGATGCGCAGCGCGCTTTCCGCGCGCGCGACGAGTTCCGCTTCTCGGTCTCGTGGCGGGATCTGCGGCCCGAGGAACATGCGCGCGCCTTCACCGCCGCGAAGATCGCGCGCCTCGACCTGCTGGCCGACCTGAAGGAGAGCCTGGACCAGGCGCTGACGCAGGGGCAGACGTTCGAGCAGTGGCGCGACGGCATCGCCCCCACGCTCCAGCAGAAGGGCTGGTGGGGGATGGTGACCGACCGGTCGATCACCGGCACCGACCGGCCCGTCTTCGTCGGCGAGCGGCGGCTGCGCACCATCTTCGAGACGAACATGCGCGTCTCGCGCGCGGCCGGGCGCTGGGCCCGCATCCAGGCCGCGAAGGGCGAGCGGCCCTGGCTGCGCTATGTGGCGGTGATGGACCGGCGGACGCGCCCGCTGCACCGGCGCTGGCACGGCCTGATCCGCCCCGTCGACGACCCGATCTGGAACACGCTCTACCCCCCGAACGGCTGGAACTGCCGCTGCCAGGTGCAGCAGCTCTCCGACGACGACCTGCGGCGGCGCGGCCTGTCTCCCACGCCGGATTCCGGGCTGCCGCCGCTCGATCCCGTCGGCCGTGTGCCGTTCGGCATTCCGCGGCGCGACCGGCTGACCACGCCGGGGATCGATCCCGGCTGGAACTACAACCCCGGCGCCGCCAGCCTGGCGGGCCTGCTCGACAAGGCCGCCGCCAGCGTGGCCCGGGCGGAAGCCGCCGGCCTGTCTGACGCCGCCGGCGTCACCCGCAACCTGATCCGCGCGCTGCTGGCCGGCCTGGTGGCCGACGAGCTGCTCGACGCCCTGCTGCCCCCTGCTGAAGGAGAGAGTGCGTGAAGCTACCTGGAATTGGCCTCGCCGGCTTTCTTGGCGTGTCCCTCCTGCCCGCCCGGCCGGGCTTCGTGCTCCGCCCTCGCGTGCCCGGCACGATCCACGCGCGGAAGGGGCGGACGTCGATCGCGACGGGCAACCGCCACACCGGGCAGCCGCACCGCCACGCCCGCGAGCGCGAGCGGCGCGAACGGCAGGCCCGCGATGCCTGAGCGGCGGATCGGCGACGTGGAGCCGCTGCCGCCGGGCTGGCGGCGCGAGTGGTGGCGGCACCAGCGGCGCGTGCAGGTGCAGCGCGCGCATCCGGCGCTGGTGGCGCCTGTGAGGGCCCTGATGGAGCGCGACGCGGCGGAGCAGGCGGCGGCACAGGCGCGGGCGGCCTGCCCGATCGAGCAGGCCAAGCTGACGCTGCGCCGGCGCGGCGTGGTGGTGTTCGCGGCCGCCGTGCGGAAGCCGGGCGCCACCGGCTGGATCGTCGGCACCCAGCACATGACCGACGCGGAGCTGATCGCCCGCGCCGCGAAGCAGGAAAGGAGCAGAGCATGAGCGACATTCACCCGAGCCCGGCCGAGTTTTCGGAGCAGCAGCTGAGCGAGGAGCAGATCCTCCGCTTCTTCCACTATGCCCACCTCCCGCCACACATGGCGGCGATCTCCGCCCCGTTCTGCGCGCTTGCGCGGGCCATGTTCGAGTCCCTGCCCCGCAGCGCGGAGCGCGCGGCCGGGCTGCGCAAGCTGCTCGAGGCGAAGGACTGCGCGGTCCGGGCCGCCTCCCTGAGCGCCGCATGAAGGCGATTACTGTATGGCAACCGTGGGCCAGCCTGATCATTGTCGGTGCCAAGCCCTACGAGTTTCGAAGCTGGCCGCCACCCGCCTCGTTGCTGGGCAAGCGCATCGTCATTCACGCTGCTGCCCGCAAGATCGACCGGCGCGAAGTTCAGCAGCTTGTCCGATTGCTGGAGGCTGGAGGGCGCTATGCCGCTCGCACATGCCTGCATGCCGATAAGGCGCTACCGCTTCTGCGCGCCGCGATGGGTGGAATGGACCTGCCTTTGTCGTCTGGTCTGGGCACCGCCATTGTGGGATGTCCTCGGAACGGCATTGAGATTGCCGCCGAGTTTGGCGTTCCGCGCGTCAACGACAGCGACAGAGATCAGCACGCCAACTGGGGCTGGCCAATGCAAGCGGTAGAGCCGTTTGAGCAGCCATTTCCGATGAAGGGGGCGCAGGGCCTGTGGAACTGGCCAGATGCGGCGGCGTGGGCCGCATGAAGCCCCGCTCAACCGCCCCTGAGCGGCCCGTGAAGGCCCCGACATGACCTGGCCGTTCGGGGATGCTCGGCCGGGCGGCTATGGGTGCATCAGCTTGCCCCCTTGCAGCTCAGGCGGAACTCGGGGGCCATCTCGCAGCGCATGACGACGGAGCCGGCGTAGCCGCGCTGGCGGAAGATCAGGAAGCGCTGGCCGCCGGCGCAGGTCGCGATGATCGCGCGGTCGCTCTGCCGCCTTGTCGCTGCTTCCACCTTCGGG